TGTCAAGTGCTACCTGAGCTAGGTCAGCACTGTATTGTTTATTCTTAAACTGAAAATCTACGTGACTATCTTCTGCCCATTCCTCTTTCAGTTTTTCAAATCTATTACGAAGGGTTTCAAAGTTCATTCAATTTTTTGAAGGGTTTCATTACAAATATCATACTTCTCATACTTGAACGTAACATCAGCAGTTAAGTATTCTATATCAGATATACTAGCATCAAATGGCACTCCAGTCAAAGAGACAGGAAATAGATTGGTAAATTCTACTATGTGATTGGTATTATTATGTGAAGATAATACATGCAACAATGCTCTGGAGTATTGATCTTTTTGATCTGCTCTACCATCAGATAAACCAAACTTACGTATCCAGTTATGGATTGATGTATAGTTTACTAGATCTTCATCTATAATAAACCTTACTTGCAGATCACCAAAGTCAACACCACCACTACCAGCAATAGGAATATTCCTATATGGTGTAGGAACCTGAGCAAATGACATTGAGATCTCAGGTATACCAGCAGATTGACAAAAGAAATCTACACCAGCAAACAATTCAAGATCTAACTTAAACCCTACTGGTGATAAAAAATTTCTATTTTGTGGTTGCTCTTTATACCATTCGGCAGCCATGTCAACTTCCCAAGCTATATCTTATTTAGTATACCACCAGTATGGACCTTCACCAGGACCGCCTGTGTAATCATCATCGTCATCATCATCCCATGTGATGTTAATCTTTGGTGGTTTCTTTTTCTTCCAAGTGTTCACTGTAATAACTGTAGCAATTGTCGCAGCAGATACTAAGGGTGAAGCGAAGAGTAGTATCTTCTGTAACATTAGTAATGGTATTCGTCTAGTATGTCCAATGCACTATTTAGAGCCTGTTGTGCTGCCCACCTTTCTGTAGGAGACCACTTAGGCCAAGCAGACTTATTATCTATATCTCTTTTAAGTTTCAACAGTCTAGCTGTCATGTCAACTTTAGATAACCTACCGTTCATAATAAAACTAGATTGTATTAATATATTTAATAAAAAAGGGGTGCTTTCGCACCCCTTTGATTTGATATCGTAACGATATTACATAAGGTTTGCAACCTGTACACGTCTGTAGTACTGGTTGATATTCGCTGTAAGAGCTTCAGCATCAGGTGTGCCGTTGCCTTGAACAACGAATGGGTTAGCAACCATTCCGTAACGTGTCTTAAATCCAATTTTGGGCTGGAAGGTGTCTGGACCAATTGATCTGACCATTTGTAGAGGTACATATGGGCAGTAGAACAGACCAGCATCATAAGGAGAAGAACCCTTATAACCTACAACATAGTAGTGCTTGTCAGCTACGTTAGCAGAGTAAGGATCAACAAAGACCTTAATGCGTCCGTTAATTGTACCAACAAGTAGGTTTCCAGTATCATCTACCTCACCGATAGAAGGACCACCAGATCCAGTAAGACCTGAAGAGTAGTCAAGAGTACCACTCATAGCAAGAGCAGAAGCAACATCAGCAGAAGTGATGATGAAGTTGCCCTTTCCTCTACGAGTTTGCTGTGCGATTGCGTTGGCATCTCTTTCAATTTGGAACATCAGTCCTTTGAATTTCTCAACTGACCATCTTCCATTACTGTCTACGTCTAGGTCAAATACACCAGCGTTAGCAGTGTTGTTCTGAGCACCAGGCTTAGCGATTGTGTAAACAGTACGTACAACCTCACGGTTGATTTCAGCAAGGATCTCACTAGACAAGATGTTAGCAAGTTCTTGCTCTGCATCAAGACCGTGAATTGCTTTCAAGTCTTGAGCAAGTTCTAAGGTGTACTCTGCCTTGAGGGCTCTGGACTGTGCAGTCACAGCAGTCTTCTCAATGCTGAATGACATCTCACGGAACAAGGTTCCAGCTTCTCCTAAACCTTCAGCAACATTTCTTGCCATTGGCTTAACGCCACGCTCGTATGTTCCTGGAGTTGAATCGTTAAGAAGTCCTGGGTTAGAACCGTCTGTAGCATCGTTAGCAGGATTGTATGCTCCAGCTGTGGCATCGCTACCAGCAGAGAAGTTTGAATCCGCTTCGTTGAACAGAGCTTCGTTTCCTGTGCGTCCTTCGTAATGAGCCTTCATTGCGAAGATAAGACCTGTAGGTCCAGACATAGGCTGAACACCACAAATATCATATGCAACTAGATTAGGCATTGCACGTCTAATCAAGCTGATAAGTACGGGGTCAAATCCAGCAAGTCCACCAGTCTTTGTATCTAATCCACTACCACTAAGTGCATTGGTTCCAATAGCACCAGCAGAGTTTCCAGCAGCACCACCTGCCTCCTGTAGCATTCCACGCTCTTCACGTAGGAATCTTTCTTGGTTTTCTAACAGTACAGCAGTGACGCTCTTCTTGTAGTTATCTTTGATGGCAGCAGTGCCTTCATGATTCAGAACAGGGTTCCACTTTTCTGTTAGAGCTTTTGCATTAAACATTTGTTTAAATCTCTAAAGTAAGTAAGTTAATTATTATCTATTTCCAGCGACTAAGTGCAGCAGCATAAGCATCCATTGCTGGATTTGTGCTTGGTGCTTCTACTCCTTCTACTGGAGTTTCATCAGCAACTTCTGAAGTTGCAATTGCAGTTTTCTTCTCTGAGAAATATGCTTCCTTGAAAGTTTCTACCTTCTTGGTGTAGTCTTCCTCTGATACGAACTCAACTGCTTCAGCAAGTTTGCTGAGTTTGTCCTTCTGAGTATCTGCCAATCCTTCTGACACAGTAGCCAGAATAGTAGTTTTTGCAGACTCATTTAGACGGGCTTGAAGTTTCACATTAGCTTTGACCTGTTCGTCAAGGCGTTCTTCCATCTCACGAATAGATGCAGCCATACCTTCTACCACCTCAACCTTTTCGTCAGGGATAGAGATATAGTGCTCTTCAAAGAGATTCTTGAGACCTATCATAAAGTCTTCTGTAATCTCAGTCTTTATACCATGATCAACAGCTAATTGATTCTCTTCTAGCCATTGAGTCACAGCGTAGTTCACTGTACCATTAACATCTTCAGAAAGATCTTTCTTAGCAACTTCAATCTTTTCTAATGTTTCTTTGGCAAAGTGTTCTACAATCTTGTCATGCTCTTCTGCAAGTTTTGCTTTAAGTGCAGCCTCAAAAATTGTCTTGGCTTTCTCAGCAAATTCTTCAGAGAGTTCGGTTCCCTCTAAGAGGGCTTTAACATCATCAGATACATCTACGGATTCAAATGATGGTTTGATTGGGTACTGTACATCTGGACCTTTAGAAGTTCCGTATGCAATTTCAGCACCGAGTGAGTTAGCACCAGCTTCGTCACCAGGCTTACCTGCTGAAGAAGTTTCACTAGTGTCTTGTCCGACAGGAGCAGCAGCCTTAGCACCAGGATTATCTTCTCCTTCTTCCTTATTGGAGTGGAGAGGTGCTGACTGGGATCCACCCAAATCTGTTACAGATTGCCCATTGGCAACTGATGGTGGTACGGTTGGAGAAGAACCTGATGGTTCATCTTTTCCGCTTGACTTCTGTTGGGGGTCACCAGAGACAGCTGAAGGATCTGACCCAGTAGCAGGTATTACAGTTGCGGTAACTGTAGGCATAGGATCTTGATATTCTTTGAGAACGTCCTTCTGCTCGGTAGCAAATTCCTCAAACTTCTCTTTTAATACATCTGACATTTTAAGTCTTCCCGTAGAATTACTGTTTTAATCTAAGTTTATTTATGAAATCATAAACCTGTGAGGAAGTCGTTGAACACTCTAAGTGTACGTTCCTCTAGGTTTCTGCGAGTGCTTTCATTCATATACTGCTGGTATTTAGCCACTTTAGTCTCCTTAAGTATGCCGTTATCCCAAGCCCACTCTTTACCTTCCATGATACCATTGACAAAAGCATCAGGTGCGGAAGGGTCAGCAACTATATCTGCTGCTGTTGCTAACATGAAGTCATCCATAACTACGTTACAGTCTTCACGTTTATCAATTGAACCCATACCTCTAGATGATACACCAAGTTTAACTCCTTCTTCAAGGAGTGATTTAGCAATCTTACCCATAGGGGTATCTAGAACTTGTGCTCTTCCAATGAAGTTATTGCCTTCAGATTTAAGCGAGGTAATTCTGTGGGATACTCTATCAAGGTTGACAGTAGGACCATCAGGGTGACCAAGCTCACCAAGAGCACGATTAGTTTTAACATACTCTTCGTTATAACGATTGACTTCCTTCTCTAAAACTGAGAATGGATACATGCGTCCATTGCGATTCTTAAGTTCAGACTGAAGGAATACTCCCTCAATATACAACTTCTTAGAATCACCTTTACCTTCGGTAATTACATTGACGTTTTCAATCTGTTCCGTTATCAGTTTCATTGGATGGTTCCTCTGGTTTATCTTCTACTGGTTGATCAAAGTATGTTTTAGCAACAGTCTTTTTGTAGTCACCAATAGCATCACTTGATTTTGCGTATAGCATATCTTGGATAGCATCAATTGCAGCTGCACGATTGTTATCCGCAATAGAATTCACAACATTCATAACTTCAGCATCAGGATTTGCCTGATCAATAGTATTATTTTCAGTCATAATAAATTATTTAGTAGAACTTGTAGGTTTAGGTTGAGCTTTTACTAGTTGTAATTGCTTTTTATGAGCATCATCCGCAGCTGCTTGATCAAGTTCTGATTGATCTAATGCTTGCTGACTTTGGATTTCTGGAGCAAATGCCATGTTCTGACGATCCATCATATCCAATTGAGTGACATCAACAGGATCAAGTGCGAGACCTTTATCAATCTCCTTCTGCATTTGCTTGTCAATCTCTCTGTATTCTTTTTCAGTCTGCTCAAGAATTTCTCTGCGAATATATTCAATTGAATAATACTTACCAACAAATACATCCATCTGAGTTGCTAGGTTGACACGCTGCAACATTAATTCTTTTTCTTTTAACTCATTGAAATGATTATCAAAGAGGAAGTCATATTGAATATGCTCCTTCATTTCATCCCAATCTTCAGGAGAAATTACTCCCTTGAGTATGAGTTGCGTCTTGAGAATGTCGTGAAAGAGTTCACCAAATCTTTTACGCATTCTTCCAATGAACTTGGTAAACTTAAGTTCGTCACGGAGGACTTCTGTTGTTTTACCAAGGTTAAATCCTTTGTTATCATCTGTGAGCCTGGAAGGAGGAAGATTGAGGCTATTATAAAGCTTCTTCCTAAAGTACTCCACATCTTTGAGTTCTCCTAGATTCTGTCCACCAGGTAGGGTGGTGATCTCAGTTCCACGACCACCCTCTCTACGAGGTAACCAGAAATCCTCAAGCATACTCATGTGCTTTTTGTCATCACGAATCTCACCAGTACTTGCATCGTAAACTAACTTGTTACGATACCTCGCCATGACATCACGTAGATATTGTTCTGCTTTGATCTTGGGTAAGTTACCTACATCAATGTAGAATATTCTACGTTCAGGAGCACGTGATAATCTATAGATGACAAGAGCATCTTCAATCATTCTCAATTGATTGAGTGATTTGATTGCCTTGTGCATAAAGCTCAAGTGCATTCTCTTGTTTAAATCTTGTAGTCCAGAAGAACAGAAGGCAACTGAATCAACTGCCATCTTAATTCCTTGACTGTTGGACATGTCTCCAACTGGACCTAATGCACCACCCCTTAAATATCCCCTTGGGTTGTACAAATAATAATCAACATACTGACCCCACTCATGTTCCAAGGCACTTCCTTGTACTGACTTTGCTAAGGCAGCATCTGGTGGACTACCAAGTTTTCCTAATTTTTGTCTGACCTTACGCATCTTGATTGCGTCAACATAACGCAATTCAAGAATACCTTTCTTGGGATCATCTAAGTCTATTACTTTATGATAAAAAATTCGTCCGTCAATATACCACGAACGAATTATTTCATGTGCTCGGTTGTCAAAGTTAAGTAGTCTTTTAATATAATCAAATTCACTGCGTACCTTTTTCTTGATACCCATACCTATGTCTAGGTTTTCTAGATTGATATCCACACAAGAGTCATTATTGTCACTTACAACAAACTCATTCACAATTTCATCCACAGCAGAATCCACCTCTGGATGAAGAGCCATATCCCTATATCTACGGATTAACTCATACTCATTCCTTGCGGTGGCATCTGTATCTACATATGTACCAAAATAACCGCCAGCTGCAATAGAGACAGGTTCATCAGCGAGAGGAGGTACTGGTGATTGTCCTTTCTTTTCAGCTTTGCGGTTAATTTGGAAACCAAATAGTTGTCCCATTATTAATTAACTCAATCTTTACCTAAAGATATTTAGGCGATTGCGATTCCGCTTCTTCCAGCGACTGACTCGCTATCTCCAGCTCCAGCAACAGTCCAGTATGAATATTGGAATTCAATTGAGAATTCTTCAATCTGATCATTACTGTCATAAGCAAGATCAATAGCAGAAGCACTTGTTGGGAATGCATACCATAACTTATATGATCTTACAACTTCTCCACCAGTTGAATCATCTTTTTCTAATTGCTTAACAGTAACTGTGCGACCATATTGTGTTGGATCAATGATACCAGCAGTATTTGCTTGGTGTGAATTGATTTGCTCTAACCACTTCTCAAAGTAAGAACGTGTTTTAAAGTCCTTATCGTTAATGAATGTAGCAGACCAGTTATCAAATGTTCTGTCTCCAGCAATCTTAACTGTTCTACCTCTGAATGGAACTTCAATAACACCTACGTTAGATGATGGTAGAGCAGCAGACTTGCACATATATGTTACGATCTCGGTATCTTCAGCACGTGCTGTATCAGGAAACTGAATTGATACCTCAAACATATTAGGGCGTACACCCTGACTTACCTTAGAAAGGAAGCTTGAAACATTACTTGTAATAGACATTTTTTTAAATTACTCCTCTTGGTTCTTATTTAGTGAATATATCAGCGTCCAACTACTTCGCTGAATGAAACTCCAGTACGTGTAGCAGTAAATGTAACTGTTACATAATTGATGGAACGAGCAGGTTTGATGAATAACTCAGCAACAAACTCATTACGATCAATTACGTCTGGTGTGTTATTGGAAGTATCACATACAACTAGGAAATCTGTGATACCCTGCTGTGCAGAAATTTCATTTAGATATCCATTGATGTTTGCAAGGAATCCAGAACGAGTAGTCTCGTCATTGATCTCAAAGAGAACAGACTTAGCAAGTCCTTCAACTCTCTTCTCAATGTTGAGGAAGAGTCTACGAACATTGATACGATCAAATGCAGATGGTGATGCAAGAGCAGTCTTGTCACCAAATAGAACTGGACCTGTACCAGGGAATGTAACGATTGGGTTAATTCTATTCTGATAAAGCTCGTCTCTATCTGCCTTGTTTGGATTGTATGCAAGTTTGATAACATTGCGTAATCCACCTCTTGCCATACCAGCAGGAGAAATCCAGTCAGCGATTGTACTAGATGTGCTTACACACAATCCAGCAATATCACCGTTAGTAGCAACATAACGATACTTGTCATTGAAGCGGTCATACATGTACTTGTAACCACTATCAAGAACAGCGTAAGATGTTGATGTTACGTTGTTAAAGAAGTTAAGTGTATTTGTTCTTTGTTGTACAGCAGAAAGAGCTGCTCCACCAGATCCAATTTGGTTACCACTGTAAGGAGAAACAAATGCTACACAGTCTTTACGTCCAGCAGCAATTGCAACAACCTTCTGTGCTTTAGAAAGTGTATCTTGTTCTGTACCAAATGAACCACCCATAAGTACGAAGTCAACTTCAGTTTCTTCCGTATCAGAGAATAGATCATAAGCAGCACTAACTTCACCAGCAGTGTATGAATAGTCGTCAGTACCATTACCTAAGTCTGTTTCATTCTTAGCAACTAAGAGGAACTTACTTCCAGATGCCAAAGCAGCAGAACCAGAACCAATAGCAACACCACCACCAGCTTGAACTGGTTCAATTGTGTTAGCTAAATCATTTCCGTGGAAGATATACTGAGAATTTAAATTGATGATCTCCTTAAAGTAGGTTGAACCACCTTCTGAACTCTTACCATCAGATAACTTAGAAAGGTATGTAAATCTTTCTACAACTGTATTAGCAGCACCAGAAACATCTCCAGTTGTGTCAATAACAGCAACGTGAATTTCATCATATGAAATACCACGAGAAGATGCAAATTCAGATGTACCAGGACGAGGACCAACAGCAGATAGTTTCAATCCTGTTGTTCCAATCGTTGTGTTTGTATACCAGTCTTTAACACTATCAACAGCAATGTTATCGTTAGAAACAGTATTGATTGTAACTGTCAAATCTAGAACAGCACCTGTACCAAGTCCAGCAGCAGCAACTGTTACTGTATCGTTAGCAGCATATCCTGTACCACCATTGACGACTGTAACTCCAGTTATAGCACCACCAGCATCTATTACAACATTAAGTCTTAATCCAGTACCACTACCATTTGCAGGATCTACAGTATGTGTACCATTCTGTGTACCTTGTCCAGCGTATGCACCAGCAGTAACTGTTTCTACAACACCGTCACCTGGCTCATCAAAGTTATCTCCAGGAGCAATTAGTGTAGATGGATTATCTAAGATAACTGCTAGTTCTTTAGCAGCAGCATCCCAAGAATAAATTCTACCTTGAACACCAGAAGTTGTTGTGAATGCAGTATTGAGTGCAGTTGTTGCTGGAGCAGATGCTAGTGTAAGAATCTGATCAGCACCACGGTCTACAGCAACTACCTTAAGTGAGTTACCCCATGTACCAGCAGTACGTGCAGCAAAGATGTTAGCAGCACCAACACCAGCATTCCATTCTGCATCGTTACTGATTAATGTACCTGCACCGTTAGTAGCGTTGAGAACGCCAGTACCAGCACGAACTACAGCGAGCCTACCGCCATATCCTAAAAATTCTGATGCGACTAACCAGTCTTCAGCATTAGAATCATTTGGTGTACCAAATGTTCCAATAAATTCTTTCTGACTAGAGATACTTACGATTTCTCCAATCGGTCCTTTCTGAAATGATGATGCGAATGCAGCAGTAAGAGCAGAATCTCCTACAATAACAGCATTGGTTAGGTCACGTTCTCTAAGAACTACACCAGGCGAGACTTGACTTGCCATGTTTTAACTCCTCGTAGATGTTCCAAATTATCTGTAAGTATTTAGAATTTCCAATAAGTCTAGAAGTCAGAGACTCTAGGGGGTGTTTGAATACCCCTAGAAGTTCCACATGTATGCAGCAGTTTCTTGTGTATCTCCATAAGCCCAAAGATCTCCATTCTCATCTAAGAATGTATCATCACCCAATCCATCATCTACGAAACCAAAAGGAGCCATGTCCTGTTCAATTTGATTTCTTTGTTCTTCATAAATTCTTCGTCTGACATCTTGATCAGTCATCTCTTTAAAATAGTCTTGCATGACCAACCAAGAGAAGAGAACCATGCACATCACTAGGTCATCATGATACCCATCATCCGCTTCCCAACATTGTTTTCGCTGAATGAAAGTTGTTAATTCTCTGAGTATATCAAAGTCTTTAAAGGTTAACTTGTCATCTTCTATGACTGCTTTTAAGTTTGCACAACCTTGTTTCTTAACTGTGATACTCATCTTCACACCTAGTTGAGTCTTGTTTCCAGAGAACCCTTGACCCACTACTTGACCAGCTCTACCACGCATTGCACACATCAATACGTTAGGATATTCTAAGTCATAATTTAATGTCGCTGCTATACTATCTCCTATATCATTCACTTCAACCAAGATATACGGAAACTTATACTCTTTGGCTACTCTATGAATGACCGATGGAAACATGACAGGTTTAATCTCATTATCTCTGTACTTGGCAACGATTTTATACGGTAAAGTGGTAATGTCAAACACGATGAAAGCAGAGTAGTCACCACCGATACCTCTGGCAACGTCCACAGTAATAATGTATTCATGACCCTCTTGTGCTCTCTCATATACGTCAAGTCCTGCATTGCTTTGTATTGGATCCTCAAATGGTATTGCTTGTAATTTAGATGGAGCAATTAAAGTATCAGCAGATCCAAGGAAATCACATTCAAACTCCTGTGCGAACTGTCTCTTAGATGTATTCTTTAATGTCTCCTCCTTCCACTTAGCATCTCTGCCTGGTACTTGAGACCAATGTACTTCATTAGTTGTATAACCATTCTTACCATTCCTAGCATCTTCCCACATCTTATAGAAGTGGTTCATACCATTAGGAGTAGATATGATTATAACCTTGGTTGATTTACCAGAAGTAATTGTAGGATATACAGAAGCAAAGAACTGTTCTGCTACATGGTTTGGAACGAATGCAAACTCATCAAGGAATAGTATGTTAAATGACATACCACGAACCGCACTAGCAGACGTGGATGCTGCTAGGATCTTTGATCCATTCTCCAGTTCAACATTACCTTTATTCCATACTAGGATACCATGTTGGATCCATTTAGGTAAGTTCTCATATGCTAGTTGTAATCTACCTAAGAGTTCCCTTGCAGTACTAGCCTTGTTAGCAAGTATCCCAATATTAACGCTATCGTTGAAGATAAGATAGTGAAGCAGATACGCCACCACAGTGGTTGACTTACCAGTCTGACGAGGAAGTTTTGCAATGTTAAATCTATTTTCATGGAAGTCCATTAAGATCTTCTTCTGAAAATCATACATTTCAAAAGGTACTAGACCTTCATCCAAGTTGATAATCTGTATATATTTACATGCGAAATAGAGTGGATCATCTTTACATTTGATCCACTCTTCTATTTGCTTCTTTGTAAATTGTATCTCAGTACCAGCCTTTTTCAGGTTGGGGTTACCTAAGTATACATCGGTTGTTGCTGGCATTAGTAAATAAGTCTTCTATCACTATAAGGAGAATGGACAATACTTTCCTCTTGATTGGGTTCTTGAATACCAAAATATTTATGACGATGCTTAGGAACTTCAAAGAACTCAGCTTCAAAATAATTTAAATTGATTACAAGTCTTCTCTTTTCATCAGTGCAACTAGTTCCACTGTGTTCCATATTTGAAGGGAAGGTTACTATACGATTAGCAACACTTTCTACTTTAGTACCATCTTCAAATAAAGTATATCCATTATTAGTATTAATAAAAAATACAGCAGTTCTACAATTAAACATGGCATCAGTATGAAAACCATGCTCTTGTATTTCGTCAGTTGCAAGATTCATATTTGCTTTAATAGTAAACAATCCTGCAATTCCCAGTTCTGGATGGGTGACAAGCGGATGCATCATTTCAAATGCCTGTGATTTTGGACTGAAATCTTTATAGATGTTAAGAGCAAATTGATAATTGTACTTAGGATCGCACCTAAGATCTTCTTCACCTATTACATTATCAGCATATATCCAAGGGACTTCAGAACTCATAAATTGTTCTTGAAATTTTTTGAAATACTCTTTATCTAAAAGGTTGTCAATTACTTTAATATCAGACATAATAATTAATTATAAAGTTCCATGTGATCTACGTACTGCACGTAGTGTTTCAAAATCTTTTTGTTTAGTACCACCATCGTATGGCCAGGCATAACCCTCGGTGATCATCTGTTCGTTTAATGAAAACTCATCATCGCCAACATAGAGCCAACCAAGAAGCCTACCGTACTTCCCAACGCCACCCACAAGTTCTGTTCTAATAACGAGTTCTTCATCACCCTTGATCGTCTCTGTAAGTTTCTCCTTCATCCAATTCGTAGCGTCTATCCCAAGGGTCTTCTCTTCCTTGTCCCTCGTTCTCTTCTCTGGGGTGTCCACACCTGCAATTCTGACTCTCTCCTTCTTCGTCAGGCTGAACCCTAGGTCCAGAGTCACGTCTATCGTGTCTCCATCCACCACTTTGTTGATCTTCACCACTCGGAAATTGTAACAACTCTTCCGACTCGGTGGAACCATAGCACTCATGTTTATCATCCTCCATTATCAATGCACTATTTAGTGTATCTTCAATAGA